GTATTGATCCAAAAAATACAGAAACTCAATTTTCTAATTATACTATCAAAAATGAAGTAGGTAAAATGTACCTTGGAAATAGTTACCAAAAACATAAAGTTAATGTACTTACACCTTATGAAGGCAAACGAATCACAATAGCTTTTGATGTATTTGATGAAAAAGATTTTAAAAGATTATATAAAGAAATTGGAAAAATTGATATTAACACAGGATTTATTCCAATATGAGTTTTAATACTGAAATGAAATGGATCCTAGGAATTTTAATTGGAATCTCTATAGGCATTGTTATAGGATTCAGCGTCTACCATTATTTTTTTATGGATAGATTCAGTTGTTGTGGAGTATATGGCTAAGAAAAAAAGCCGCAATCCCGTAGCCCGACTCTTAAAATACTTTACACCCCAGCGATTTAAAGATAAAACTAAATACGAGAGGAAAAAATATGTTTGGAGGCAGCAAATTCGGCGGACACAGGATCTTTAAAACCGAGGTGGTGAACGGGGTTTGTCCAACCTGTCAGGCAGACGTTATTTTTGTTTCTCTGTGTCCAGGCCTTTACCGTTGCACGAATTGTGGATCGGATCTTGAACAAAAAATCAATGGAGTAATTAAATATATTCCAGCTTCCCCGGGAAACAAACTCCCGGTTCTAAAAACCGTCGAAAATGGCCCACAAAAAGCTTAAGGCTTATGGATATGTTCAGACAAAAGCAACCCATAGAAAAAGGTCTGAAAGACATGCTAAAAAACTTTCTAAGCGCATTCCGAGGAAAAAACGCTCTCGTGGCCAGGGAAAATAATTTTTACTAGCGTTTGACATAAGTCCTACGAAAACCTACATTGAAAGGAAAAATGAGATACGAATATACAGTCACTAAAGAAGGTGGAGAAGCTGAGATCATGAAAGCCATGAGCTGGAAGAAACTGATTAAAAGCTTACTGCTTAAATATGAAAAATTCAGCGGATGGTGTACCTACATTAATAAGAAGGGGCACGTACAAGTAAGAAGTTTTAATAATGGAAAAGAAGTCAAAAAGCTTTGATGCTCATTCATCAACTTTTCCCTGAACCAGTTTATTTTTCTAAACTTGAAAGAGCATTCACCAAAGAAGAATTAAAAACGATCGCTCAATATAGAAAAGAAAAACTAAAAAAAAATGTAGGGAATAACCGAACAATGGATAGTTATGTTTTAGAACGTAAATCATTAAAGAATCTTAAAGAAGATTTATATAAAATGGTTGTTGATTATTTTAATAAAATTGTTTGTACCAACAACTCTATTATTCCTTATATTACTCAATCCTGGATTAATTATACCGAGCCCAATGAGTTTCATCATCGTCATGCTCACTCTAATTCTTATGTTTCAGGAGTTTTGTATGTGGTTGCTAATAAAAAAGTTGATAAGATAAGATTTTGGAAAAGTAGTTTTAAAGTAATTGATCTAACCGTGGCTGAATATAATATTTTTAACTCTGATAATTGGCAGTATCCAGTTCAAACTGGTGATGTGGTTCTTTTTCCATCTTCTTTAAAACATGGAGTTGATAAGAAAGAAGGAACTAATATTCGTACGAGCTTATCTTTTAATGTTTTTTTTAGAGGAACCATTGGAAACAAATTCAACCTAACAGAACTGGTGCTTGAATGAAAATCATCATGATTCTAGCAACAGGAGCGTTAATAACGTCTCCTGATCCAAGAACTAATCGTGACTGTTTTAGTCAGGGTTACAAGATTCTTGAAAAACTAGCCACGTATCAGGACGCAGGGCTCGATCAAGGATGGGTTTTAAACGATTCTAACGTGCAAGTTGCCGGCTGGTATTGCAGGTAAGGTTTTGCCTTTGCCACAATTCTGCCACATTGTCAATAAGTTCTCACTGGCATACATGTATATTTGGTAGCGAGCTGATTTTCATTTACAGATTTGTACCCGGCTGTTGTGAGAACCTTCTGGGATTCCTTGTGCGCATCTCTAGCGCATTCGTACCAACTATCGTACAGCGTAGGATATTCCTTGGGGCCTATGCAGTTTGAGCCGGACGCAAAAGAACAGAGCCATATTAATAATATATATTTCATCTTGACATCTTTGAATTAAAATCCTATATTCTAAATTAAAAGGAAAGAATATGACTGACATTAGTAAATATCGAAACGTATCTTTAACCCACACCACCTATAGCACATTAGTAAGGCTATCCAAAACTTTATTGCCGGATGCAAGATTATCCATCAGTAAAACCGTGGAAGCTTTGGCTAATGAGAAAGATAAAAAGCTAAATGGGAAGATCCGTAAATAGTTTTACAAGTTGGGTAGGTAAGGCTGCAGAGATTGATGGAGAAAGAGTAAGCCTCCCGGAAAAAGATCTCTGGGTAGCGGTCTTATATCGAGCCGTGTTGGATGCCTGTAAAGGTCCTCCGCGTCTAGATCTGAGAAGCTCCTCAAATATTTCTCATAAAACTCACTGGACTTATAATCAGTATCAAGCACAACATTTCTTTATGAGCGGCGGCCCCCACTTCCAACTTGTTTGCGAACTGGCGGGACGAAACCCTCGCTATGTTCGACGAAAAATTAGAAAAATTTTATTACAAAAAAATGGCTGGAATGTGGATGTTCCAACTACTTCTCATTATCGACGAGGACCGAAAACAGGTAAACCAAGAGGAAGACCAAGAAAAAATAAACTTACAGGCAACTCTTACTATGCGGCTATGGGGAAAAAAGGCGGTCGACCGAGGTTATATAATCATGTATAAAGCGATTTGTGATAACTGCGACGGAAACGGACATATTAACATTACTGATAACAAAGGTGTAACTGAGCCGAAGCAGTGTTGGATGTGTAATTCCGAAGGAGAAATAAAATATGAAGAAGATTTTATTAACAAGCTTATTACTGGTCACCACCGGCTGCACTGAGTTTGCCATGCTGATGAGCGGGAGTTCTTTGGCCATAAGTCAAAGTAGTTACGCTAAAATGTACAACGCAGTAGATTTTGGAGTGGTCTTAGCAACGAAGAAAGGAATAAAGACACATGTCTATGAAAAAGGAAAGAAATATATCTATGACAACACAGTCGGACTCGTCCACAAGCATTAAAGTTTTAAAAGAAACTATTGTTTGGTTTAAGAAACAAATAGAACCCCATGACTGTGGCTGGATGCACACCACGATTGGTGGCCTTAATCACAGAATCAAATTTTTAAAAAAAGAAATAAAAGAGGACTTGCCCAAGGAGACTTGGATCGAGGGCTATAACAAACATAAAAAAGACTATAACCAATGGAAAAAAGAGAGATGTCCACACAATTAAAATTCAGAGTTAGGGCCGAAGCAGTAACCTGTTCGCTCGTCTCGCGACGAGTGCCTGCGCCGTGTAGCTTCGTAACCCTTGATCATTCAGCTAAACACGGCGTGGGAGTCTTCACACAATTAAAATTCAGAGTTGAGGCGGAAGCGTTAATTACCGGGAGAAATCCTGGCTGCTGTGGTGGCTTCCCAACCTCATCTGCCTGCACACCACAGCAGCACTATAAATTATGAAAGATCCTTTAGAAAAAATTTATCATGATCTTTACGATCATAGCATGCACCTGATGAAGGAGCACAACCTACCCGTGGAAGCCGTTGCAGGCTCCCTGATGGCTATTGCCATGAGGATGTACCGAACGAGCCTGAGCGAAGAAAATTTTGAAAAAATGAAGGAAGTCATTCTGGATATGGATGTCGAGCCCTACACTAAAAGGATCCTGCATTGAAGAAGAATCCTAAATACAGCTATGTCCGGGGTACGGTGAGCACGGACCACGGATCACGGAACTACGAGATTGCCGGGTTCAGATTACCAAGCGTCACGACTATCCTTGCACGGACCAGGGATCAATCCTATATAAGACGCTGGAAGGAAAAAGTTGGTGAACAAGAAGCAGAACGAATCAAGAATCTTAGCAGCAAGCGCGGGACTAGCATGCACAAGTTCCTGGAGAAACACATCAGGAATGTTGGGTATGAAGACCTTACGGAAATCGGTGTCCAAGCCAAACCGATGGCTCAAAAGATTATTGAAGTAGGATTCACTCCTATTACAGAATACTACGGAGCCGAAGTTACCATTTACTACCCAGGACTCTACGCAGGCTCAACCGATCTAGTGTGCATGCATAACGACCATCCAACTATCGTCGACTTTAAACAAGCGAATAGGCCCAAGAGAGAAGAATGGATTGAAGATTATTACTTACAGACAGCAGCCTATGCCATGGCTCATGACTATGTTCATAGCTCTAATATTGAACAATGCATCATAATGGTATGTACTCCTGACCTATATTACCAAGAATTCAAGTGTTCCGGGCCTACTTTAAGGTCATGGAAACATAAATTTTTAAAAAGACTCGATGAGTATTATGAAATTATAAAAGAACCAACCATAAATGAAAAAGAATTATTAAAAGAATTTGAGGAAAACAAAATTAAGAGCTAGGGTCCGCATCATAGCTGGGTTTAATGGAATCCTGGTTGCAGAACCAAGCTTATTCAGTCGCGGAGTGCCCTTAATTCACAGCTGAGTAAGCGCCCATGAAAGGAGGATAAACGATGAGAGAAGTAGGCACAATAAGAGAAAAGATCTTTCAATCCTTAATCAAACGCTATACGGCAGATGCTGCCGAAGCTTTGGTTAAAATTGATGCTCTTATAATAGGAGAAGTCGTACCAGGTCATCATGACTTGACTGGAGATATTGACAGGCTCTTAGCCAAAGTCGCTTTTGCTGAAGAAAAGATGGCAACATTAAGGCGACATTATGGCACAAATTAGGCAACAGATCTGCATATAGAGATGTGGGACATTTTTTTACTTTTGAAAAGTATAATTAAGTTTTAAAACATGGAAAAGTGTCCAAAGTGATTAAAAGTGTTGGTTTTATTGATCAAAGTATGGACACTTTCTTGACATTTTTATTAAAAATGGACACAAATTTATGTCCAAAGTCAGGAAGGCCTACGCGCGCGCGCGAAAAGGGTTTGAGAAAGTAAAATATCTCCCACATCTCTATATAGGGATGGTATGATGGGGGATGTTTAAAAGGAGAAAAATGCAACAAGAGATCATGACAGGAGTAGCTTCTGTTAAATTCCCTTATGATAAATATAGAATTGAATGGTCTGATATATCTTCCGATTCCGGGTGGGCTTCAGATAAAGAATTTGATCGAATGAGACTGGCTATGCCTGTAAGCGAAGGATGGCTGTACGAAAAGAATAAAAAAGTTATTAAGATCTTTGCCAGCTATGATACTGATGACGATGGTATTCAGTTTGGTGAACGTACTATTATTCCTACCTCTTGCGTTAAGAAGATGACTAGATTGGATGAAGCTGAATTTGGTGTTGACGATATTAGTGAAGAAGAGTACAACAAGTTAAAGGAGAACACGATGGCTAAAAAGAAGAAAAAAGTTAAAGCTAAAAAGAAAAAAGCTAAATCTAAAAAGAAAAAGAAAAGGAGCTAACATGCCAATAAAAATAGTTGCGCCAACTAGAAAAGCACATAAAGGTAAAGCGGGCACAGCAAAGGGACAGTCGTATAAGAAAGGTGGCCGAACAGGCAAACAATTTGGTGGTGGATTCAATCAACCACTAGGTGGTGCCGCTGCGCCTATTAGACCAGGTGTGCGTGCGCCTATGAGACCCGGTGTCGGTGCCGCTGCGCCTATTAGACCGCCCGGCTTTAAGCATGGTAAAAGCGTTAAGAAAAAGAAAAGATAGTTAAGATGTGGAATCCTGATCGTTTGTATCTTGTGGCAATGATTTGTTTTCTAGTGATTGGTCTTTATTTTTCAACGGTGATTCCTCGATAGGCTCAAGTTCGTCTTGAGATTTTTGAGAGATTGTTTTTTTGAGGAGTTTGGGTTTTTTTAGCTTTGACCGCTTGCGTGGTGTGGGTAGGTTTTCAATAGGAGTAACATTTAAAATTGGTGCGTAATCGTCTAAAATTTGTTTCATTTTGTGTTCTAGTTCTTGTTCTGTCATATCTTCTAATTTCCCATGCTTTATTATTTTTCGTTCTATGTATAGTCCTCCTACTTTACCTCGATTGGTCTCAGCGTTTACAGCAGCGGAAAATGAATTCTTCTTCAAGGCCATTTCTTTGATACGAGCCAGTTCAGCTACATGTGTGTCGTAAGTAACTTTGTGCTTTTCTAGTCTCTCTTCTTTGAGTCTCCCTACATATTGAACCACTAATGGTGATAGTCTAGGATTTAATAGTGATGATCCTTCTACTCTCGCACTGCTCTTTGCATAGCCCGCAGCGATGGCTGCTTCTGCTTGAGTCATGGGTCCATCTGTCCCACCGAATACGACGAATTCGGAGAATCTCTTTTGCATCTCAGTTAATCTTTTTGGAACTCCCATATTTGACAATTTAAGTTAACATTGATAAAATGTCAATATGTCTACAGATGAAATGGAGAAGTATAGAAAAAAAGATCGACAGGAAGAAGCGGAGAACATCGCTGTTCCTAATGATATGGATGGTTTGATTGATCATTACAGGCACGAGGTCCGGAAGGGCCAGGAAGCTTATGATGAATTATTAAAGGAATTAACTATGTTGAGAGGAACTAAAAAAATAGTGGAAAGCCTGTCGGCTGAGAATAAAAAGTTGAGAGAAAAAGAAAGGGGGAAGGGTGCGTGTACTATAGCGGAAATGAGAAAGGATAGGGAAGAAAATCATGAAGCGTTAGCGAACGCACTGGCTGTCAATGAATCTCATCAAAAATTAAATGGAAAGCTGCAAGAAAGATTGACAAAGTTGGAACAAGAGAATAAGAAACTGCACGACTACTTAAATAAACGAATGGAAAGTTCTCGAAAGGCAGGCCTGTAGTGTTTGTTAAAGATCTTCAACAGTTTTTATCTAAATTTACTGAAGCTAGCAAGGACGGTACGCGTCAGGGGAATACTATTTCCAATGCTAAAATATATATTGAGAAGAACGGGTTCTTAGAAGAAATTAAAAGAATAGAAGTGCATACAAATGATGGAAAGTTGATTGGTGAGCCCTCTCATCGTTTGGTCATGAAGACTCAAGACGAGAAAATTATGCCCATACCTGACAAATTAAGAACCGCTTTTAAATAGACACGGGTCAACTTGAAAAATGCACTTACATCTGAACGAAAATTATACCAAGATCTTAAAAAAAATACACCCTCCATCATCTGGAATCGTATTGAAAACCTTAGCTTACTTGGGATGCCTGATGTGTTGGGCTACAATACTTGTGGGCAGTTTTTCACTGTTGAATTAAAGATAGCTCGAGTTAATAAAATCAAGTTTTCACCACATCAAATTTCGTGGCATGTTGCCCATCCTAAACATACCTTTATCTTAGCCCGGACCCTCGGTCCGTGGTCCCTGAAACTTAT